GAGAGATTGTTTGCTGAAGGCGGCATGAATGATGAAGGTGGCACAGTAGATCCTGTGTCAGGCAATGATGTACCTGCGGGTTCTTTGAAGAACGAAGTGAGAGATGACATTGATGCAAAGCTAAGCGAGGGTGAGTTTGTTGTCCCTGCTGATGTTGTTAGGTACATTGGTCTTGAGAGATTGATGAAGCTTCGTGATGAGGCTAAGGCAGGTCTTGCTCGTATGAATGAGATTGGTCAGATGGGTAATGCAGAAGAAGTAGAAAATCCAGAAGCTTTGCATAGTGGTGAAGATGAGGGATTTGATTCTGAGATTGATGACATCATGCAAGAGGTTGAGGGTGAGGCAATGGGTGAGAAGAAATTTGCTGCTGGTGGATTTGCTACACCCGGAGCAGATTTGTTATCTAAATATAACATCCCTAGAACATCATTAACAAATCCTGCACTGGATGTTAGAGCTTATAAGAATAAAGATGGTAGAGTGATGTATATCACTTTCTTCAATGATAGACCTTCCATTGCTATTCCTCAGGGATATAGTTATGTTAGTTCTGCTGGTCAACTGTTAGAAGAAACTAAAACAGAAACAGCTAAGATTAATGCTCCATCAACTACCACAATAGTTGAGCAGGGGGGTGACGGAGGCGTAGGAACAGGCGGTGGTGGTGCTACTGTAGGTGGTAGTGGTATAGGCACTGGAACTGGCATAGGTAACTCTCCAGTTGGTATTGCTGTTGGATCCATTGCAAACGCTATTGAAAGTATTACCAATCCTAATGCTGTTGTTTCTATTGCAGAAGATACTTTGAGTGTGGATGCACAAGGGAACACTGTATCAGCAGCAGCAACAGCGGCTGCTGCTAACGCTGCTGCTGTGGCTGCTTCTAATGCGGCAGATGCTAGTGATAATGGTGTAGTAGGGTCTACAGATGCCACTGCTGCTGCTGATAATAGTGGCAACACTAGTGGAGATACTGGGGATAGTGGTGATGGTAGCGGTGATGGTGGTGATGGTGTAGGCGTAGGTGACTTTGCCAAAGGCGGCTTGGTTGCTAAGCGCACAAAGAAACCAACACTTGCTCAAAAAAGAGGCATTGCCTCTAAGAGATAATACTATATAATTAGCATACTCAAACCAGAGGTGGGCTGGTGAGTGTCAACAATTCCCCACCATATGGCTACCTATCTCCCTGCTATGCAGCTACAGTTAGCCCCAACTTAAAGGTATGTTATGACAGAAGCAGTAGTTAATCAGAATCAACAAGCTCAGGCTTTCTCTCCATTTGGTAAGCGTAATGCTAACAAGGATCGGATTGAACAAGAAGAAGCTGAGTTGAAAGAATTGGCTGAAGATAAGAGCACTCCTCAAGACCCTGAGGATAGCAACTTAAGCGCAGAAGAGAAGAGCTTTAAAAAGCGTTATGGAGATCTGCGTAGACATTCTCAGCAACAGCAAACCACTTTGCAGAAGCAAATTGATGAGCTTCGCTCACAGCTACAGCAAAGTACAGAGAAGCAAATCAAGCTTCCTAAGAGTGAAGAAGAACTTAATGAGTGGGCTAGAGCCTATCCTGATGTTGCAAAGATTGTTGAAACCATTGCAATTAAAAAGGCTAAGGAACAAACCCAAGCATTGGATGAACGATTTAAACAGCTAGATGAGCGTGAACATCAGACATCTAAGGATAAGGCAGAATCTGAATTGATGCGTTTGCACCCAGACTTTGATGCTATTCGTGATGATGATGAGTTTCATAGCTGGGTTGAAGAACAACCTAAGTGGATTCAAGATGCTTTGTATGATAATGAGAGTGATGCGGTGTCTGCTGCTCGTGCTATCGACTTATACAAAGCTGATAAAGGTATTAAGACTAAGAAATCTACCGCAGATAAGGGTGCTGCTGAAAGCGTAAACACCCGTGGTAGTCGTTCTGCACCTACAGGTGAGAGTAAAGATGGTGTCTTTTATGAGTCACAGGTAAGTAAAATGTCTACCTTTGAGTATGAAAAGAACCAAGAAGCTATTGCTAAAGCATTACAATCAGGTAAGTTTGTATACGATGTTAGCGGAAGTGCTCGTTAAGTATTGACAAATCTGAAACAACTGGTATAACTTTAATAGAGCGAAGAGGGTAGCTCCCCTGACTGTGCTAACTCACAGTCTAGCTCTTTATATCTAGTTAGGGATTGTTATGGAAAATTGTAAGACTTGTTGTGTCTGCGGAATATCTAAACTATATTCTGATTTTTACAATAGAAGAAATGATTGTAAAAAATGTGTAATAGACAGGTCAGCTAGAAATAGTATTTCTTATGTACCTTTACATGAAAGAGATATTATTTCTAGGTTTAAGAATCTTTGCACTAAAGCTAAAGGTAGAACAAAAGAATTTAATCTTGTAGGTCTTGACTTATTAGATCTATGGGATAAACAAGATGGTCGATGTGCTTATACTAAATTGCCGCTGCTTGCTACAGCCAACCAATTTAATACAGTAAGTCTCGACAGAGTAGATAGCAGTAAAGGTTATGTTGTTGGTAACATTCAACTAGTCTGTGCAGCTATCAATAAGATGAAGCAAGAGTACACTGAAGAGATGTTTCTTTTGTTTTGTCTGCTAGTAACGCAAAACAATAAACTGTCAGAATCACCTGAAAGTTTGTTAGCCCGTTATGTTCCACTAGGCATGGTGGACAAGTAATGTACCTAACAAATTCAGCCTCTGTAGTAATGTTGAGCGTATTTAATTATATGCCTAACACATATCTAGGAGGATATTAATATGGCCTTTCCAAAAGCCGTTGGCTATGGTAACCTGCCGAATGGAAACTTCAGTCCGGTTATCTATTCAAAGCAAGTACAACTTGCATTCCGTAAAGCGTCTACTGTTGAAGACATCACCAATAATGATTACTTTGGTGAAATCGCAAACATGGGCGACAGTGTCAAAATCATTAAAGAACCTGAAGTGTCTGTTCAAAGCTACGCCCGTGGCACACAGATCACTGCTCAAGATCTGAATGATGAAGACTTCACATTGGTTGTTGACCAAGCTAACTACTACGCTTTCAAGATTGATGACATCGAAGCAGCTCACTCACATGTGAACTTCATGCAGATGGCTTCTGATCGTGCAGCGTACCGTTTGCGTGATCAGTATGACCAAGATGTATTAGGTTACTTGTCTGGTTTTAGACAGTCTGCCAAGCATGTCAATCCTGACACAGCTCGTACAGCAGCCGCTGGTACTAATGCAGTTACTGCTGCTGGTGCTGATGAGTTGTTGGCTACTATGAAGCTGAAAAAGGGTAGTTTTACCAACATCACTACTGGCTCTGCTGGTGAGCATTCAATTCCTTTGACTCCTCGCCTTCCCGGTGCTACAGCTTTGCCTACCGCTACAGCATCTCCTTTGATGGTGATTGCTCGTATGGGTCGCTTGCTGGATACCCAGTTTGTTGATTCTGCTGGTCGTTGGTTGGTTGTCGATCCCATCTTTGTTGAGATGTTGAAAGACGAAGACAGCCGTATGTTGAATGGTGACTTTGGTGGTTCTGGTTTGCAGAACGGCTTGGTCATTAACAACTTGCACGGCTTCCGTGTGTATGTTTCTAACAATCTGCCAAAGATTGGTACTGGCCCCGGTACTTCAGGTACTGCTAACCAGAACACAGACTTTGGTGTGATTGTTGCTGGTCATGATTCTGCTGTTGCAACTGCTCAGCAAATCACTAAGACTGAGACATATCGTGATCCCGACAGCTTCGCTGACATCGTGCGTGGTATGCATCTTTATGGTCGCAAAATCTTGCGTCCTGAAGGCATCGTCACTGCTAAATACAACGCTGCTTAAGGAGAAACTAAATGGCAACTATTACTACTCTCTCAAACGCTGTTGGTGCAGGTACACAACCTAGCCGTAGTCTTCGCAACATGCCTTATGTTGTTGAAAACACTATTAGCTGGTCTGCTGCTGTAACAGCTAAAGGCTCTGCCTTGGCTGCTGCTGATGTGATTGAAGCTCTCCAGATTCCCGCACAATCTATTGTGTTGGCTGCTGGCTTTGAAGTGATCACTGCAGCTACTGGTAGCTGTACAGTTAGCTTGGGTGTTACTGGTGTTACTGCTGCTGCTTATGTCTCTGCTTTTGCAGTGACTAGCTCAGCTACTGCCGGAACCTACGCAACTCCAGCAACTGCTGCTTATCCTATTGTGTCTGGAGCCGCTGACACATTGGACTTGCTGTTGGTTACTGAAACCACTACACTGAGTGCTGGTTCAATCCGTGTCTTTGCTGTCATCGTTGACGCACAAGATCGTGTTGGTCCTGCTTCTGTAGACCGTGAGCAA